AGATAGAACTTCAGTAGGAAATCCGTACTGATTTTCAGCCATTTTGTTTTACTCCTTGATTATTAAGAATTAATAACTATTATTTTTTACCCATAATTTTTTCAGCACCTGCGATACCGAAAGAACCAAGGGTTATGAATACAAACGAGTTGTATACCATATCATTTATAACTAAATCTTTTCCAACAATTCCTGTTCCTAAATCAACTACTGCGAACAATGTCATTACGGCAAATGATGCGAAACCAATTATTGATTTTTCATTATAGTCGTTTTCATCTTTGAATATTGCCCACATAATTATTTCCTTAGAATTGTAGTATTGCGTAGTCGTATTGTAAAGTAAGTGCGATATCTGCAACTTCTGATGATGCGAAATCTAATTCATTAAAGTTTGCTTCTGTGATGAATGCTCCTTTTAATGTCCACTCTTCAACTTTATCACCGACTGGTCCCAATACATTAAATGTAATGTCTTTTTTGTAGAAGTCTGAGTATCCGTCACGACCTGTTACTGATTCGTGATGTAATCTAACCCACTCAATTACTGATTGTGCTCCTGATGGAACGATTGGGTCATACAAAGTGATACTAATAGGTTGCCAAGTTGCTTTACCTTTAACATATCTTTTTGTGTTGATATGGTCAAGAGTAATTGTTTCAAATTGAAGACTTGGTCTTGCCATTGTTTTAACAAGATATGCTGGAATCCCGTCAATTTCCATAATAAACCTATTCTTCGTTTTAGGTTCAAACGGGGTAAAAAATATATCATTTGGGTCTATAAATTCGGCCACTTTCTTTCTCCTATAAAGACTTTTTTTCTATTACATTAATAAATATAACGAAACCAAAAAAAGTGAATACCAAATAACATATACTTTTAGAAGTTTTTTTGAAGTTTTTACTTGACATTGTCATTTATTCATTGTATATTATAGTATGATTGATGAAATAATATGTGAAGAGTGTGGTGTTGAAACCGATGGCTTTTTCCTTTGTGATGATTGTGAAGAAGAACTTTTCGAAGAAAATAATTAAAAAAAGCTTGACTTTTACAAATAGTATTTGTATATTATAGTGTAAGTTAATTGATAAAGGAAAAATATGATTGAAAATAATGAAACGATAACGACTGATACCGAAGGTATTTATATGAGAGATTATGAAGATACTTTGGTAACGAGAGATATTCCTGTTAATTATGGGTATTATAATGATGCTGGTGAGTATGTAGAAAATGGAACTCTTACCATTACTCATTATAGATATGCTCATAATCCTATGGAATTGTATGAAGCAAATGCTAATCAACAAGGATTATATCTTATTGATTATCTTAATGATGATTATAATGAAGTCGCTATGTATAAAGGTATTCCTATGAGATTTAGGTATAATCCTCAAATCAGGACTTTGATGAAGACCGGTAAGTTTAGAATTAAGTATAGGGGTTGTAGTAAAACACAATATGGGTATAGAAGAGCCCAAGGTTATTGTTTGGCAGAATACGCCGATACCTTCGCTATTTATCCTAAGTAGTTTTGTGGGTTCTCGATGACTACATATTTGGAATCGAATGGGTTATGTAGGGTTTCACGAAATTAGAAACAACCCTTGTGAGTTAGGTGGTTAAACTCTCAAATTTTTCTTCCCTTATCATAACAAAAAACCCCCAATTTCTTGGGGGTTTTTCTCATTCTCTAATTAAGAATTCAATTATTCTGGAAATGCTGCTCCAGTTGGTTGAACTACGAAATCTAAGACTATGAATTCAGCTGTTCTGGTTGGTTGGATAAAGATTTGACCAACTAATTGGTTTCTATCCACAACATCTGGTGTGTTGTTTGATTCATCCATTACCACTCTAAACGCTGTCAATCCACTATTTGCTTGAACTTGTTCTAAATATGGATTTACAATATTTAAGAATCTTGTTCTTGTTGCATTTGTATTTTGTTCAAACACTAAGAATCTTGAAGATGATGCGATGAACTTTCTTAAGTTTATCAACAATCTTCTTACATTGATTCTGTCTAATGCACTTGGTTTAGATTGAAGTGTTTTCTGTCCGAACACTACTACACCTTGACCTGGGAAAGATGCGATTGGATTAATACGATTTTCGTATAAATCATCTCTTTCTAAGTTGGTTAGTCTTGTTTGTGCTTCTAATACTTCTGTTAATCCACCACGATTTAGACCTGCTGGTGCGAACCACTCTTGACCTATTGCGTCATTTTGTGAAAATACACCTGGTAGAACTACTGAAGGTGGAACCCAAGTTGGTTTGTTTTTAACACCATCTAAGATTTTTACCCAAGGGTAATAAGTTCCAACATAGTTTGAATCTAATGTTTTGACATCATTAATTGCGTTATCAATTGAACGACCATATGCTGACCCGTCCATAATAAAGAACGCATCTGCTCTATCTTCTACTTTGTCGATTGCGTGATTAGTTACGACTGAGTGTAGTTGATGAATAACACCTGGAAGTGCTAATAGGTTAATATCAAACTCATCTGGATTAGATACTGCGTTAATTGCTCGTTTGAATGCTACTGAACCACTTGATAGTGCGTTCGTCATATCAAAACCTTGTGAGTTTCCTGCCTCAATATCTGTTCCGGTTTTCTTTGGTGATGCTGGATTCATTCCATCAAATCCACCTTGGAAAGGAACAACAAATTTTCTTTGTTTGATGTGTGAAAGTGCTAATGTAATCTTTTCACTTGCGTCAGAGAATGTTGAACCTAATGTAGATGCTTCATCGTATCCATCTGCGTCCTCCAAACTCATAGTTGTATTGTTTCCAGTTCCTGCTCCAACCGCTGGTTTTCTCAAATATTGTTTATTTGTTTCGTTTGCGAAATCAAAACCAAGATAGACATTTGAATCAAATGTTCCTCTTGAACCAGACTGATTAGTTACAAAAGTCGCTACTGGTGCATTCGCTGTCTCTTCAGTAAGAGCATCTGCACTAACACCAGATTTCATCTCTAAAGTTGGTGTTGTTAATGCTGCAAATCCCATTGGAAGTAATTCTTTTGATACATTCGCAAGGTCTTTCAATGTTGATGCTTCTAATGCTGTTGTTGAAGTATTTGGTCCAGTTATTCTAATGAATTTAGATTGATTTGGATAATCTCCGTGATTTGTCAATTTACCTTGTGAGTCTATTGTTACAAATCTATCACCTACTTTTCTTGGTAGATAGTTTGGTGAATCTTCATCAAAATTTAGATTTTGAAATGTTTCTAAGATTGTTCCGTCATCATTCTGACCTGGATTATTCACTTGAACATCTAATGTAAATGTTCCGTAGTCTGAACCTGGAACATCTGATGCTGGTTTAATATCACGAATACCAAGTTTAAATTTTGAATTCGTTAAATTTCCATCTGCTCTTGTTTTTACACTAAATAAATCAGTTCTTGCTCCACCAACTAATTGTGATTGAATTGCTGGTGTTGCTGCTGCTGAGTAGTCTGCTAAATATGATTCACTACCACTCGCTATACTCATAGTGACATTTGTAGATGAAGTATATCCACTATTTGAATAAAATCCTTTATTGTCAACTGCTAAGTAGAATTTTTGTTTTGTTTCTTGTGGGTCATCACTAAATACATTTCCGATATGGTTAGCTGAACCTGTATCGAATGAAATTGTATATGCTGTTGCACCATTTGAACTTTTGTCTAATGTCAATGCACCTGATGACCAGTCTCCTCCGTTCGCTAAAGAAGCACTGAAATTACCTGTCGCTGATGTGTTAGGACCTTCGCCTGACATACCTCTTGAAGGTTTCAATACTGCTGCAATGAAGTGACCTGTCGAACCACTTAATCCAAGTGCTACGAAATCAGATGAATAACCACCTAATCCTAAGACACGAACTATTGTTACTGTTCCAGCACTTTGAAGATATTGCTTCGCTGTGAATGGAACATAAAAGTCTTGAGACTCTTTACCAAAAGTTTCTTCAAACTCACTAAAGTTTCTGATAATTGTTGGAACAAATGCTGGACCTTCTCGTGTTGGTCCGACTAACGCTGCTCCAATTTCAGTAAT